CAATTTTTTGTTCATATAACCTATAAATATTAAACTTTCGATGCAAAAGTAACAAATATTTTTGGATTTTCTGCAACCTTTTGCTATCTTTTATCGTCTAATCTATAATTAATATTGATAATAGCATAAAAAGAAAGGAAAAGATTATGATTTTAAGTACAACTTGACTGCTTTTCCCAGTGTTTAAAGGGGTTCTTTGATGCTGGGATAACTCGAAAACGCTGCAATCCTGCACAACGTTGCACCATTGCGGCTTTTCTCGCTATAAATAAACTGAATAAATACTGCAAGGAAATATGGCAACACTGAGATTATATCTAGATACAAGGGTAAAAAGGCAGGACGGCAAGTTCTCCATCCGTCTTGCCGTCAACCATCACGGTGGGACTGCCTTCATATCCCTTAATCAATACTGCAAAAAGGACGAATGGGACAAAAGGTCTTGCAAGGTGCGTAAGCGTCCCGATCGTGATGCTGTCAACGACTTTCTTCTTGACCGTCTGAATTATTATAATAGAATGATGATGAAGGCGCAATGCAGGGAAACATACCGGGGTGATATTACGGCAAGGGAGCTTCGTGACTTAATCATCCTTGAAGCCGAGCCTGCAAGGGAAAAGGTCGCCATGCTTCGTGATGGCTTCATCGCCTACGAGGGGAGAAATCTCCAAAAGAACACGATAAACAGATACAAGTACACTTGGGCTAAGATTGAAGCTTTCCTTGGAAAGGAAAAAGCGGCTCTTCTTACATACGATGAGATTAACCGCTCTTGGCTTGAAGCCTTCGATGCTTTTATGGCAAAGGAAGGCTTGTCCAGGAATACCAGAACCAGCAGGATGCTCTGTGTCGCTGCTGTCTTCAATCTTGCGATAGATAATGAGCAAACGAAAAACTACCCTTTCCGCAGGTATAGCCTTCGGATTGAGACAACGAAAAAGCGAGACTTGTCTGTTACGGAAATCCGCTCTATCTTCGAGGCTGGTGGTAACGAAATGGTCGATATGTTCCTGCTGATGTTCCTGCTCATTGGTATCAACGTGCGTGACTTGTTCGCCTTGACAAAGGAGAATATCGTCCGTGGAAGGCTGGAATACGACCGTGCGAAGACTGGCAGGCATTACTCAATCCTTCTTCATCCCGAAGCTCTCCGCATCATCGACAAGTACAAAGGGGAAAAGAAGCTACTTCGTTTCTCTGAGCATTTCAAGAACGTTGATTCTGCAACGGTAATGATTAATAAGAAGCTAGGAAAGGTGCGCCCTGGGCTTACTACGTACTACGCTCGCCATACGTGGGCTTCCATCGCCTTCAACAACCTGGGAATACCAAAGGACGTGGTGTCGCTTGCGCTGGGGCACTCGTTTGGCGTCCGTGTCACTGATACCTACATCAATGCAGACCTATCGAGAGTAGATGAAGCAAACCGCAGGGTTATTGATTACGTTCTATACAATAAGAAATAGCCCTTATTTCTTGCGAATTTGGCGCAGAAACGGCTCAAATTGTTTTCGGGGATAGTTTTACGTGCTTACTACATAAACGTCTCAGAACGCAAATTTCGGGGTAAATCGAAAGAAAGAGCAAAAAACATAGATGAAATGCAGGTAGTCGGGCTGCTTGTAGAACAAAAAAGGGACTGGCTTTCGTCAGTCCCCTTTTATATAATTTATAAACGTTTCGTATCTATTGCCTTGACCGTGATGTCGAGGGCTAAGATTCCATTACTCTTTATCTAAATTAAGCTGGTCTTTCAAAGCATCATCGAGTGTCCAATCTGCTTTTTCGTACACGGCTTCACCTGCACCTGAGTTAAAATCAATATAATAAAAACTGCTATCTTCGCTTACAGTAACATTATATCCCTCGTATTCAATTTGCTTCTCCGTCATAGGGATAAAACGAACACATTTCTTCTTTAGATAGTTTTCTACTTCGTTTTCAAATTTATCATCTACATAGATAAAATTCTCTCCATTCTTCTCAGAGAATGTAGCTTGCGGAATATCTGCCATGAACTCTTTTTGAAATACTTCTGTATCAACGATATTGTTGATGATATTAAATTTCTTCATATTGCTGCGCTTAACCGTGATGCGTAGGGCTTAAAGTTACTGAATGTTTAATATGCTTATCTCCTAAACACGCTGCAAAGATATTAATATTTTTCCGTTCCACCAAATTTTTAAACGGTTTTCTTTTTATTTTATTGTTATTTTAATGTTATTTTACATTTAAGGCTTAAAATGGGCAAAAAATACCCCAGCGGTGAAAAAGTCGAGCCGCTGTGGTAATAAGTGTAAACCACTTTAAACATTCAGTGATGCAAAGGTACGCTTTTCCTTTGAAACCACCAAATTATTTAGCGAAAAATTTCTTTCTCAACAAATCATTGATGAATCGTGACTTGTTGGGCAATGCGTTGAGGAAAGGCAGCAGGTCGTTGTCTATCTGTATGCCAACTAGCTTGACCGTTGAGCCAGCACCCTTCTTCGTTCTCTTGATGTTTCTTCTATTCTCCATATCTGTCTTTTTTAAATTGTCTATCTAACTTCGTTTTCATTCGGTTCATCTTGTGCTCAAGCTTGCCAATCTGCTTATAAGATAACCACTCCGGCTTGATATTCAACTCCAGCCAATACTGGCGCATTTCCTTGCAGTGTCGGGCGATGCTCGGGAAATAGAGGTGCCGCACGTATGGGTTGCGAAGGAAGTACTCGCAATCGGATAGCATACGACAAAGCATCATATACTTGTGCTTTTGTCCTTCTCCAAGGCTTACAAGCCTTCCGTTGTCCCCGATCCACAGCATTGCGCCCTCTCCCTTCCAATAAAAGTCGAAAGCCTTGCTTACTGGATAATAATAGCCATTGAGCACCGTGCCTTCCTTAAGGTCTCGCCCAATCTCTCGCAGGCAGGTTCTTCCCCAGCTGGTCGTTACCTCTACCACTGCTTGTGCTGGTATCTTGTCGTATTCCTTCATATCTTGCCAAATTTAAATTTCTCGTTCAGTGATGTAATACTCTAATGTAACCCTGCCGAACTTTACCTTGAAGTGTCGGTTACCTTCTTCCAGCATTTCTGCATGTGGGTTGTTTCTGAAGGTTTCCTTAATTCGAGAAAACTCTTCCTCCATTCTCTCCTTGGTTCTGTAGTCTTCGATGTGGGTATCAAATGTCCCAAGGCTATTTTTGCCGTTCAAAATGTATTGTTTCATATCTTTTAATCTTCTTGTGTTCTTAAATACTCTGCAAAAATCGGGCACTTTTGACAGTTACTGCACCCTCTTTTACTTTCGCAAATCTTATCCAATTCCTCTTCTGTCATATCTTTATATTTTGTGCAGGGCTTGCGCCCTGCTGGTTAATACTTTTCTATCCAGTACTCTGTTGTGAAATTCACGCATAAGCCTGCAAATTCAGACTTGAAATAACCTTGACGTACCCAGTATGGATAATGTCTGTCGGCTTTCTTTAGTCCCTTGAACAGCTTGTTCAAGAATCGCTCTGCCTTGTCCTTGCGTGTGAAGTTTGCCACCTCATCGATTTCCTTTCCTTCCATCTGTCTCTTGATATAATATTTAGCTCTTGCCATTGTATTGCCTCCTATCTTTGAATTATAAATTGAATACCTGCCCAGTCTGCAATGTTGTTGCTCTGCTGCAATCTCTTATTCTCCATATCAATCAAGATTGCTTCTGTCTCGGAAATCTGTTTGCCGTTTACAAAATACTTCTTCATAGCTTCGCCCTCCCTTGATTACTTAGCATAAAGCGTTACTACAAGTCCACGTCTCAAAGCGCAGCGGCAAGCGTCCAGACCTGCCTTCAATGCTCGCTTGATGAACTTGTTGAAAAGTTCCGCTCCGATGAGCTTCAAGATACCGCTCACTCCTACGAGTGTGTTTATCTTCTTGCCATCCTCTGTGCGTCCGAATACCTTGATGCGGAAGTTTGAGTTGATGAACTTTGTTGTGAACTCTAAAACGTTTGAATTTGACTTTTTCATTTTCTTTGGCTTAACCGTGTTGCCTAGGGCTTAAAAGTTACCGAATGTTTAATGTGCTTATTTCCTAAACACGCTGCAAAGATATTAATATTTTTCCGTTCCACCAAAACTTTTCCCGAAAGATATTAATATTTTAACTTTTATTTGCTGTTTATATGGTAAGCACGACTATTTTCGGTCGTTATCGGTCGTTTTCGGTCGTTTTTTTACATCGTATGTCAATGACAACCAATCGGTTGACTTAGTTTTCCACGCTCTATATAATAATAACCTGCACGCATTAGCTAGAATGAATATAATCTAACTCTCATATCCCCTACCCCTTTTCTCTCAATGAAAAGTGTTCTTCGCACAAAAATGGGCAGGAAAACGCTTTTCTTGCGTCCCTGCCCTTTCTAAAAAAATGATATTATGATTGAACCTATTGAACTCTCTTCTTGATGCGCTCCTTTATCCAGTTTGCCAAAAGAAGGAACAGAAGCAGAATCACGCAATCGCCAGCGAACAATCTTATTTTGTGCAATGTGCTCTCTGGCTTCTCTACCTCCTTGGTCTTGTATCGGTTCACGTAATGCTTGACCTTTACTGTGTCGGTCACGAAAACATAGGTATCACCTACGATGGTGTCCGTCTTGGTCGTTGTCTTCCATCTGGTGGTCGTAAGATTGTGCCACCGCTCCTTGATTACGGTGTCGCCCTTGATGTACACCAGAACGCTGTCCTGCTTGAATACGCTGTCGTGCTGCCGTGTATCCTGCCAGTGGATCTGTAGCTGGTTCACGCTGTCACGCCTTACACTGGTGTGTGCGCTATCGCGATAAACTGTGTTATTTGCGGCTGTTTTTGCGCAGGAACAGCCCAAAATCAAAAGTGGGGTAATTATAAGCACGGCGAGAAATAACGCCACAGAACGCAAATTTCGCCCTTTTCTTGAATTTTCCATACTCTATAAACGTTAGATTGATATGTTTATTGTGCAAGCACCTTGATTTTCAGGGCTTCCTTGGCTCGCTTCAAATACTTTTCGCATTCTGCCAGCCCCTTGTACCCTCCGTTTATCTTCCTTCGGATAGCCTTCAAGTTGTCTTGGTCTGCCAGCTCATTACAGCCGAAGGTGTCGAATACCCACATTGAGGATTTCGTTGCCCCAAATGGTCGCTCCAGAAGCTCGGGTGTGCCAACAACATCGAAGCCGCAATAATTGGCATACTTCCGGTAGTTGGCTCGCCCGGTAATCTGTATCAATCCCCTGCCCTTATACTTCACTCCATCGCCCTGCTGGGTGTTGCCGAGGTCTTTCCTACCCTCGTAGGCTCTGCCGCTTGCAAGCTCCTTGGTGTATCTCAACTCTCCGCTTTCGTGGGCTATCTGTGCGAGATAGTGCGCCATTCTTAGTGGGGTGTTGATGTGGAAATGCTCTGCCCATCCGTTGATGATTGGAAGATAGGTGTCTGCCCTGCTGCCTGCATTCGGCATTATCTTTACCAGTTGCGCTCTAGTTATCCCCATTATCTCCTCCTTTCTTTCGTTCTTCCTTCATTATCTCGACAACCGCCTTCGCAATTTCATCCTTATTTTCGAGGATCACCTGCATCGTGCGGTCTTGCTTTCGTATCTCAGCCTTCTCGTATGCCTTCTCCCGGATGCTCTTAAACTCGCACAAAAGCAGATACACCGTCCAGGCGATGGAGAACATAGGGAATGGAGAGATAATACACGTAGCCACGTCCATAAGCGAAGCAATCCCGAATGTCGGAAAATACTTCTTCGCCTTGTCGCACGTTTTCTTCAACCCGGTTGACGTTCTTGCAACATGTAGTTCCTTCGCCTTCTGTATGCCTGCTATCAAGTCAATTGTCATCGCTATCAGAATTGTAGCGAAACAGATAAAAATTACTAGGGCGCACAGATATAGATGGTGCACCTGAAAATCGTGAAATACTTCGCTCATATCAATTTATTTTTTTTTGTTATTCCAATTTTTCCCAGTCGATGGTAACGCCCTTCCCGATGATGTCTGCCGTCCACCTGCAGAATGCCATACCCTCGTATCCGTCTGGATCACTGGCTACGGCAATAGCATACTGTACGCAGTCGCTCTCGGTCTTGATTACCTTAGGATAGAAGTCCGCATAAGCCATATTAGCCAAATAGAGAATATCCCCGATGGTCGTGCCCTTGGAGATTATCTCGTTGTTTGTCGCCAACCGGATTTCGTCAACAGTCCATCGGTGGCTCGTTCCATCTACGTTCTTCATCTGCTCGCTCGCCTTGATAGCTAGCTGCTTCGTGAAGTGGTAGCCGTGCTTGGCAACGTATGCCACGTACCCACTGGCTCCCATCAAAGCCTTTGCTGCCTTCTCGTATGGCAAGCTGTGGATGATGTCGCTCTCTTGGTGCTGGTGTCGCTCTTTCTCGCTATCGCAAGAATGGCGCAAAACGATGATTTTCTTCATTGTGCGCCCTCCTATCCTAGCTTGTCGAGTAATTGCTTGACCATACCACGAATGCCGCTTATATCGCCCTCAAGTGCCTTGAAACGCTTTTCGGTTTCCTGCTTCTCCTTGATTGCCGGGTTCAAAGCTGCAAGAAGTTCCTCGCCCTTGGCTTTCCGCTCCTTGCTTGGCTCGTATGCCTTGATTATCTCATCGGCTTCATTTACCAACTTGCCTACTTCGGGCAAAAGGTCTGCCTTGTCGGTTGCCAGTACGGTTTCGCCTGCAAAGGTAACTCCGAGGTGTTCGGGTATGGTGTAGATGGTCTGCTTTCCCTCCACCTCGATTGTTACGTCTCGCATTGGCTGTCCGCTGCTGGAAATGGTTGCGATGCCAGTGTTGATGTGCGGCTGGTTGTCTACGACCTTGCCTTCCTTAACTTCCACCGTCTGCTTATCTAGCAGATAGACCGGGTGATTTCTTTGTATATTCTTAAATTCCATAATGCGCTCTTTTTAGATAATTCGATAAATAGACAAAAAGGGGTCTCACTGATAGAACAGCGAGTTGCCCCTTGATAGATTTTGTTTAGACCTCCTACGCTCCAGTGGCGGTTGTGGTGGTCTTCAACGCTGCAATAAGTTCAGCGTTCTGTCTCTGCTGGCTCAGCTCAAGGCGTGCATCGTTGTACCTCTGCTGCAAATCCTGCTGCCAGTGATTGTTAAGTACATCGATAACTCGCTGGGTGTTGTCTTGGTTCGCACGGATGATGTCGCACTTGTCCTGCTGCATCTGATAGCCTAGTGCCGAGAAGCCTCGCTCTATGCTGCGGTTGTTGAAATCGAATCCTCGCTGCATTGAGTTCTCGATGTTCTTCTGCCCGAGCTGGTTGTCGTAGCCCATCTTGATGATGTTCTGCTGGGTCTGACAGCAGCAGTCCTTCAGTGCCATTATCATCTGCAAGTTACCCTGCGAGATAGCATTGATTACTCGCTCTGCCGAATAACCAACTTGTCCGCTTATCTGCTGGATGCCTGCCTGGATGCCGCAAACAGAAGAATGCAAAGCGTTGAAGTCGCAGTTCAAGTTAGCCGCCAGAGTCTTCAAGTCCTGGTTGTTGCCCTGGATTGCTCCCATCAACAAATCGCTGTTGTGGTTGTCGCTCATCTGATTGCGAAGGCTGTCAATCTGCGACTGGATTTCGGCGCGCTGAACGTTTCCGTTCTGTCCGTTGTTCCAGCCATCGCCATACATGAAGCGGAACATTCCCAACATCATCATATAGGCGAATGGGTTGTTCCAACCTCCACCCATACCACCGTTCATTGCTGCCAGCATAGTCGCTGGATCATTGTCTCTACCTCTAGCGAGCAAAGCTGCCGCCAGGTTGTCATTGCCACCGTCCCCAGTGCAATAAACTTTCTCGATTGTGTCTGCCATAAAATTTTGAGTTAATTATGTCGTGGAAGCCAAATATTGGAATCCGCTGCAAAGATACTCTGATTTTTGGCTCACTCCAAAAAGTTAGTACACTGGTATTTATCGAATTATTGTCAAAGAACGCTTTTGGTTATTTTCTTTTTGTTTCTTGATTAAACACAAATCGGCTCAACGTCCTTGTTTAGAAGGGTTGCTTGTGCCGTGGCAAGTCGATAAACTCGAGACGTGCCGAGATAAGTGTAAGCCATCTTGCAAAGATGCCTAACAGCTGGAACGGTGCGGTTTAATACGGTCGCAATGGTCGTAATGCTGAATCCTGCGTGTATCATCTGCTCAACGACCATACATCGTGTCATTACGAGGTTTTCTGCTCTCGACTTGCCGAGAACGTCTTCTCTCGTAATGCTCAACTCTCCGTTCTGAAGTTCAATAGCACAACACTTGATTACGTTGTCTATAACTCGCCATAGTTCTTTCTCCTTGTCATTCATATATAAAAATGTTTTAATCGTTCCCTAACATAGAATCAATCATTCCGTCAATGACTTCATCGGTTATATCCTTCTTAATAGAAGAATCTGCGCCCATTGACTTCATCATCATAGATATCCAAGGGTTGTCACTCTCCAGCGTAGATTGTATCTGCTCCTTGTAGGCATCATAAAGCTCGCCCGATTCCTTGAACTCCAAAAGAACAGTGCGCAAGGCTTTCACTACGTAATTATCCATCAGCAAGGGATTGTCCCTTGCTGATGAAAGTTTGGTAAGAAGCACTGCCAGTGCTTCATGTAATTGTTTCTTATTTTTCTTCATATCGTCTTATATTTAAATATTCAACAAATGTCCTGCTATAAAATCACCAATCTTTTCATAGCCAGCATTATTAGGATGAAGCTGGTCTCCTAGCCAAACTCGTCCTTTTTCTTTTCCACGCTTAACCCATTGTGTTCCATCTGATTCGTAAGAATTATTTTCCTCTTCTCCTTTTAATGTAACAAAGTAACCTTTATGTGTGGAAGCATCAGGAAATTCATCTTTGCTATCAAATGGTTTATTTGTAGCATCGTTTACACCATCTTTTGGTATATAACGTTGATTATAATTTGTCGATGAATTTTGGAAATATTTCCAATTATATTTATTGATTCCACCTCCATTCATTAAATCAATAAAATATAGAGAATTATATTCGGCTGCGATTTTTGTAGCTTCCAAAAACTTATCTCCATCCTCATAGGCTGTTTCAGTATCATAAGGATAAGAACCATATTTATGTGCAGAAACAAAAACTATTTTACATTTAAAATTATTAGCTTTATCTAGTTCTTCATAAATTCTCTTAATTACATAATTAAGCTTTCCAATAAAGGAATTTTGGGAAGGATACATATCGCTTTTATTGCCAGCGTTATTAATTGCAGTACGTCGTTCATTATAAAAACCCATGATGCAAATGACATCTACGTTTGCTACATCTTTATCATTAAGTTTATATAATTTACCTCCTGTACCATAATTTGGATCATACTCTTCGGGGGCATCACCACTTCCATCGCCATCTACCATTTGTATAATTCCGATACCACCTTTTGCATGCACTCTAACAGACATTCCTAAAAGAGTTCCAACTCTTTGTGCCCATTGCGAACCAGCGGTGACACTATCTCCTATAGCTAGGAGTGTTTTTCCATACCATTTTGATGCAACAGTAGATTCTCCTTCAATCTGAGTTTTATACAGCATAGCCTTAATACTAGGCACGAAATCCAAGTTAGTTGCTACTGAAATATCAAGTGGATAATTCTTATCAAATGGTACTTCGAGTTTCGAGAAATCCACAAATACATATGCCTTCTTTCCGTTATCACCTAAAGGAGATAATGTTACAATTCCCTTCTTGTTTACATCATAGTCACTAGATGTACTACTTACATAGTAATCACTAATGGATTCTCCTTCTTTATTAATAGTTAACTGTAAATTGTCAGAACGCTTTGCTACATGGAGCTTATATGTAGATTCTTTATCCTCAATACCTTCTATATAAACCTCACGGACAACACCCAACAAATCTTTAGGTGTTGAAGTAAATGGGAGTATTTCGTTGTTCAATGAAACCATATTAGTCTCTACAGAAGTAAATTTATCACTCACGGCTTTCTGGCTCATTACCTTGTCCTCAGACTCACCAGATTCTTGAGCAACATTTTCCTTGTCGAACTTCTTGCCAAGCTCAACGTTCACAGTCTCCTTGTCAGCCTTCTTGCCAAGTTCCACGTCCTGCTGCTTTGCAATATCCGCAAGGCCAGCGAGAGCACCGCCTACCCTCATGGCTGTGTTCTCTCCAACCTGCGTAGCGTTCTTTACCGCTTCCGCCTGCTGTTTAATTTCGTCTATTGTTTCCATGCATTAATCTCCTATTGCGTGAATGTGTGCCCTCGTTCCTCGCTGTGGCTTTACCTCCCCTTTCGGGGTGAATGCCTTGAGGTATTCGAGTGCATCGGATAAATATCTTTCTGCCATATCCAAGATGTCGTTGTACTGCTTGTTGCTCGATACATCTTGAACGTGGTCTGAATAATCGTCTCTGTGGCGCATTCCACCAGCTCGGCTTACAATTGTGCCATCGGCACGGAAAAGCCTCGCATACGTGAAATAAGCGAGTGCCTTGCGTATTCCGCTTGTGTACTTCTGCACCTTGGTTTCGCCTTGGCTGCAATCGCCTTCCTTCTTGGTGTATTCTCCACCGTCCAGGAAGACCGAAGGCTGGAAATCGGGCAATACAGAATCGCCCCACTCTCCCTGCTCGGTCGCAGCCTTGAACCGCTCCCACCCGATGGCTGGTATGATGTTCGCATCTTCGCATTCCCGAATGTATGCGTTCACTTCTTCCTCATCTAGGTGTGTGCTGGTCGGTCGTGCCAGTTCTCGGAACTGATCAACCGTGATAAGTTGTTTTCTTGTCTGTTCTCCCATAGGCTCAATCAATTAATCTATCGTATTATTCCCTGCCGCCTCGCTGCTGATATACTTCAACGGCTGTAGCTTGGGGTCTAGGTTCTGAATGGCTGGGTCGTGCCAGCTGTTGAAAATCTTCTTGAAGGCTCGCTCGATGAAACGCTGCTCGGTCGTCACTTCGCCTGCATAGTATTCGTAAGCGTCCTGCATAACTTGTCCGCTGAATCCAAGCTTGCCAATACGGATGGAGTAGAAGAGTTCTTGATGGAACTGTGCGTAGATGCGCTCGATGACGCTGCTGTCGGTCACGGAAAACTCCTTGTCGAAGTTCTTCGTAGGGAAAGCCACAACCTTCGGTTCGTCTTCCTCGTTCTCCACCTCGACAGCTAGAATCTTCGCTGTGCTCTCGTCCCCTTGGAACTGCAAAAGGTCTTCATCGGAAATCATCTGTCCGCTCTCCACCTCTTCGCCTTTCTCGTTGAACTTAGGCACGCCCTTCTTGGTTACGAGCATACACGATACGAGGAAGTTGTTGCGGACGTTTCTCATCTTCACGTTGCCCAGTCCCTCATCGGTCGAAATCTCCGTGATGGCAGAATCGTAGCTGGCTGTCGGATAGATAAACTTTCCGTCTAGGCTCTGCCACAGAATCTGCCCATTGTAGCTGTCGATACCGCCAGCGTTCTCAATCTGTTCAAGAACGATGTCGGGGTCGGGATTGAAGGTGTTGATGCGCTCGATGGTCTTCTCGTTCACCATCAACCGCTTTCCGTTCCTCGTTTTCTTCTGCTCCCAGTCGGGGTGCAGCAAGACGTGCGCCACGTTCCCCTTGTCGTCCGTCTCTTCCAGTCGGCAATTTTCAAAGGGTACGTGGCTCACGCTCGACACCTGCCCGAGAACGTTGTAGTTCACGTGAAGGGCGAAGCCTCCAAACATCGCAAGGTCTTGCGCCACGTTCCGAAGCAAATCGTCTGCCGTGTCCCCTTGCTGGTTCATAGATACGGCTGCGATAACATCGCTGTCGAAGCCGTAGCCCTCAATGAATCGGGCATATCGGTTAAGGCACAGCATTGCCGTTCCGCTGGCTTCCGTGATGCGTGCGAGGTTCTGCGGATATAGGTTGTTATATCCGTATGCCTGCATCTTGAAACGGCTGACGTAGCCAATATCAATTCTTCGCTTCGGCTTCTTAACTGTCTTTACGTTCATCTTGCTTGTGTCGTTTTACTTGTTGTTTTGTCACTCTTCCTTGCCTGCTTTCTCGGCTTGGTCGAGGTCTTTTTTCTTGTCGCTGCCTGCTTTTTCGGCAGGATCTTTCCCGGTGGTATCATCTGCACCGCTGTCGCTGCCTGCTGGCGGCTGTTTGTTCTCGATAAGTTCCTCGCTGGGTATCTTCTGAAAGTAGCTCTCCATGTGTGGGTACTTCGTCAGATATTCGTGCGCTACCTTGTCGGTCAGGTTCTCGTTCGTGAAAATCTTACCGTGGTAGAAATCGGGGCAGGAAATGATGAAGCCTGCCTTCATTACGTAATTACATTGCTTTGGCATAGCCTTTTCTTTTTTGAGTTTCAAATAAATTTCTATCAGAGCATCGTGGTAACACTGCTGGCAGGTTGTCGGAACAAACCGCTTCCGTGTTACCTCGAAATATAGAGTTTCGATAACTGCCTTGTCGGATGCATCAAAGGGACTGTCAAAACGTGCCTTCAACTCCCCGACCTTGGCTGTTGCTTCCTCGTAGGTCATAGCTTAACCTCCTACGGCTGTTGTCAGACTGGCGTACTTGGCTGCTGTGGTCTCGCTGTCGGTGTCGAAGAAGAAATAAGCTGATTTTGGTACGCTCTCCTCTTCCAGCGTGATAAGCCATCCGCCCTCGGTATCGTCCGAGTACTTGTCGTTCTCGCCTGCGCTTGCCTTCAATGCCTGCGCATATCCGAATACCTGGTACTCTGCCTTTCCATCCGCTCCCTTCGAAAGGTTGCGCAGGATGATAACGAACTTTCCGTTCGCCAATCCGTCAATGATATTGGCGCAAACGTCAGGTGTGTTAGCCAATACCACGACTGCTACGGTGTTCTTCCAGCTGTTGCGATACGTGCCAACGGTCAGCTCGGTTTTGGTTCCAGTGAATGGCTTGCTGCCCTCCTGCCGGATAGCGTATGCCTTCTTTCCAGTCTTCAGCACCAAGGTGTTGATTGTATTGCCCACGACAACGGACTTGGTAAAGTCAATGTCGTCTCGGTTGATGATAAGTCCATCGCCCTCCAATCCCTTTGTTACCTGGTCTTCGCAAGGGATGATGATGTCCTGGGCGATAAGGCTCTCGCAAGTTGTTGCCATATTAATTCGTTTTAAAATTGTTATATCCCCAACACCGTTTTGTGGGTGTTGAGGATTTGTAAACTTAATACTTGATGAAGATATGGAGCGATTAGTAAGCTGCGTGGATCATATTCTCTTCGAGGAGAGCCGTGCCAATCTTACCAGTTGCGTAGATGTAATTTCTTCGCTCCTTCTGGTCGAAGAAGATGTCGAGGTCGCTAATGAGTGCGTCAGCGTCAGTACCCACCATAAGGTGCTTAGGATTGCAGAATACCGCACGGTGTGGAAGGTTGACTGTTGTCTCGCCCTTCTCGTATGCGTTAATCATCCTATCCCAGATGCCGACACGTGCAATCTTCACTCCGTTGTAGGTCGCTACATCGAAGCCATCGAACACCTTTTCCCACGGCATAATATCGTGGTAGGTCTGCTTGATGTCGTAGGTCAATGCGTCAGCAAGCGAGCGTGTCATAAGCAACACCGCATCGCTATCGTCAATGATGCGTGTGTCCACGTCCATCAAGATGGTGTCAACGAGTGTTGTAGCTGCACCCTTCTTGCGCAATGCTGAAACCTGCGCAGCTGCTGTGGTCTCGCTGTTTGCTGCGATGGCGGTATGGTTCTTGGCTGCTGTGGCTGTGAAGATGCGCTTGAATAGACCGTCACAGACGTTGAACATATTAACGTCCGACCCTGCTGTCAGCTTGCCGCCACCTGCACCTGCCAATGCTGCCGCCTTGTCACCGAACCAGCCGAATCGCCAAATCATCTGCTGCATGGCTCGCTGGAGTGCATCGGTGTAGATTGTCATAAAGTCGGTGCTGGTAAGGTCGCCAATCTCTGTACCAGTTTTAAGGCTGTACTCTGCGATTGAACCCTTCAATGCCTCGTAGCAAATCTTGATAGGGATTTCCCACTGTCCGAGTTCCCAACGCTTCATACTATTAGCGATACCCTTCTCTTCGTAGGTAGGGTCGCAACCGCCACCCTTCTTGCCGACCATATCCATCTCACCGATAAGTGCGATAGGGTCATCGTTCTTGACCTTCATAATGTTCACGAATGAAGAAAAATCCTCATCCTTGAAGAAGGTCTCCTGCACGGCATCCTTGATGCTTGCGAGGTTTTCAGGCTGGAGTGTCAAGTTCTCCAGCTGCTTCTTTGTAAATCCTGCCATTATTTTCTTCTGATTTAATGGGTTAATACTTGGTTACTTCTTGCGCTTGCCGTGGAGCTTGGCAAGTCTCTCCTTGATGGCGTTCTTGCCTTCCTCGACTGGGTTCACGTTGTCTCCTGCACCCTTGCCGCTTGGCTGTCGCTGTGCTGGCTGGTAGTGGCTGCTGAAGCCTGCCAGCACCTTCTCTGCACCGCCTGCCATCTTCACGGCATTCAGGATGCGCATATCCTCCTTGCTCTTCGCAAGCTTCTGTGCGCTTGCCAGCTGTGCCTTGGTGTCACTCAACTGCTGCTTGAGTGCTGCTACCTGCTGCTGCAACTTGGCTACGGTGTCGTTGTCGGTGCTTGATGCGCTGCCGCCCTCACCGCCTTCACCACCCTCATTGTCGGTGTCGTCTGCGGTCTTAATGTCGGTGATTACACCGTCCTCGACAACGATTGTCTTACCGTCCGGCATTTCAAACGTTCCATCCGGACTTGCCTTGTCGCCAACCTGCGGATCTCCCTCCTCACGCTCTACGGTCAGTGTCTGTCCGTCCGCTGTGTTGAGTTCCATTGCCTTTGGCTCTACCTTGGCTTGTGGCTCTGCCACCGCCTGCTCTGCTTCCTCCAGTGTCTTCACGCCCAACTTTGCGAGAATCTTGTCGAGGAGAGAAGCCTTTACTTCTGTTTTCTTCTCCATTGCTTTTTTATTTTGTTGTTTTGAATTAATGAATTGCTCTATGTTGCGCTTTGATGCGCTTGCGCTGATTGGTGCAACGGTGCTGCTTATAAGACCTAGGCGCAAAGCCTCGCTGGTGCTGATGAAGATGTCCTTATCCATCAAGGATTGTATCTCTTCCCGGTCGCACCCGCACCGCTCTACGTATGCGTCCACCATCTTGTCCTGCCACATCTGCATTTCCTCGCCCTGGTTCTTCAAGTCCTTTGCGTTCAGCTGGTCGCCCAGACACCAGCCGGGAACCCACGGATTGTGCAGGAGAAAGGCAGCGTTCTCGTATGCCTTGCGGCTCTCCTTCGGTGCTGCCAGCATAATGATTGTTGCCATACTAGCAGCCTTGCCCTCAATGGTGCAGGTTATCTTCTTGCCGCTCTGTCGCAGTCGGTCGTAAATCGCCCAGCCTTCGACAACCGAGCCGCCATTGCAGAAGATACGCATATCGATTGTATCATCGTCTTTCGGGATGCTTGCAGCGAAAACATCTATATCTTGGAAACATACGCAGTCACCACCCCACCATTGATACCAAAACTTATTGTCTTGGCTGTCGATGTCGTTGTATATTCTGAGTTTTGCCATTGAAACGTTATTTTTAAGTTTTAAAACGCTGCAAAGATACGATAATTTTCAATATGTTTATCTACTAAACAGTTAATTTTCCTAAACAAGCCGAAAATTTGCGCTCTAAGCGGCTTTTACTGCCTTGGGCGTATAACTTTACCACCTTCGACCAAAAACCGCTCTGAACGCAAATCTTGTTGAAATAACAACACCGTTAGAGCCTGCCGATATTCTCTATCGTCTGCACTCTCCGCTGGGTGCGGTTTATCTCTTCCACGCTCACTACTGGCTGTGGAGCCATCTGATACCCTCTTGCAACCGCTGCCGCCAGCATATCCATACCGATGTTGCTGCCGCCGTTGTTTACCACGATAGGCACGCCACCTCCAAGCTGGTTGAATGCGGATAATATCGGACTGAACATCGATGTCGCCTTGGCGGTCATTACGCTCTCGCCATTGGAAAGCCTTGCCGGGATGCTGTCGCTCGTTCCAGTGCCCGAGCCTTGGACGTAGCCACCAGTGGAGAATCCCTTGACTGCTGCCTTGGCTGCTGCAAACGCTGCCTTGATTAAAGCAAGCTTGGCTGCTGCACTTGCAACTCCTGCCCATCCGCCATGAAGAATACTATCTGCAAGAATAGCTGCATAAGACGTAGTTATCTGCTTCTCTATCGCATCTAGGTAGGTTGTCAGCATGGTTTTGAGGAAATTATGAAAAGTCAGATCCTGGCTCTCGAAAAACGCAGCCAGCCCATCACCGATTGCCCCGATATAATCGGCTATCATTTGGTTCTGCTCTTGAAGTTTCTGTTGCTTGTTTTTGTTTTCGTCAGCTTGCAACTGCAAAGTCGTATCGTGCAGTTCCTGCTGTAGCTGCTTCTGCGCTTCAACATTCTCTTGGGTCATTGCTAGCTTCTGCTCCAGGAAAGCCTTGTATCTCTCAAGCTTGGCTGCATCGTCTTCCTCTCCAGTGCCACCGTTCATAATGTCCGCATCCCTGCGTGCCTTCTCTGCTTCCTCGAACTCCTTGTTGAGTTCGTCAACAATCTCCTTTGCTTGGTTCTTCAAGTCCGCTTTCGCCTTTATCATTATGTCGAGCAGCTTAGCCTGCATTTCCTGCGCCTTTTCCGCTCCTATCTCTCCAGCCGCCACGTATGCGTCAATGCTCCTTGCCACCATATCCTTCTCCAGCTGTTCCAGGTCGTTGCTGTAGTCTCGCTCGTTGTCGTACATACCTGCGAGGTATCGCTTCTTTGCGGACATTACCTGCTCGTTGTACTGAAACTGGATAAGTGCAATCTGTGCCTGCAATTCTTTCTCCTGCTTCTTCCTGCGCTCTGCCTCTGCCTTGGTTTCCGCTTTCTCCTTGGCTATCTGTGCCTTGGTCTTGGAAGTGCTGCCCTTGGCTGCTGGTGTCGTTCCCTTGTTTCCGTTCACTGGCTCGCTGCTGGTTGCTCCACCGTTCACGCTGGCTAATTTCAGATGTTCAAGCCTTCCGTTCACTGCGTTCTCGTATCCGTCAGCGAATGCGTTTCCGAAGTCTGCGCCAGTCTGCTTAATATTCTTCCATCCTTCCTTGATGAACTTTGAAAAGTCGAATATCTCCTTGAATCCCTGCTGTGCCTTGGAAAGGTCGAACGTTACGATACCCTCCAATATATCGAGCGCACCCTTTAGGCTTCTGCCGACTTGTTTCATTGCATCGATGATAAGGTTTGCCACGCCTCTAACTACCGACCAAACTCCACGAAAAGCAGCTCCAAGTGTCTGAATAACTCCACGCAAAAGAAGGCTCTCGTTGTACCAGTCGATGAAGTAGTTGATGGTGTTGAACAAACCCTTCATTATCTGAATGAGCACCTTCGTTCCGAATTGTTTTCCTGCCGTGATGATTGATGCAAAGCCCTTTTGACTGAAATCGAACATAGAACTCATATAGGTGTTCAGTTCCTTTTGTAACTTGATGTTCTCCAGCTGCACATCTCCCCACGCTCCAGTCTGCTTCTTCACTTCATCAAGGCTGGTGCTCATCGTGTCGAGCTGTTCGATAAGCTGAATACCTGCTTGCGCTCCCTGCTTTCCGAAGACGTTTTTCAGTATATCTCCAACCTGCTGGCTGTCCGCTCCAAAGTTCTTCATCTTCGAAGCTACCTGCTGGATGATGTCGAATGTGTTCTTCGTGCCGTTGGCTAGGTCTTGCTGCACCTGCTTCGATGAAATGCCGATAGCGTCAAGGCTTGAAGCCGTTCCGCTGCTCATCTCACGGATTTTCTTGCTAGCCATAGTGATAATGTCTAGACCCTTATCGCTGAAAATGCCGCTTCTGGTCTGCTGCAATATCGCCACAAGCTGGTCTGCCGAGATACCTGCATCGTGGAAGGTAGGCGCATATTGCTGTATCTTGTTGAGCATATCGCCAGACAGGTCTGCACCGCTTGCAAAGCCATCGTTGATAACTTTCATCGCTTCCTCGCCCGATAGGTGGTAGTTCGCCATAAGATTGTCAGCTGTTGCGAGAACGTCATTGAAATCCTTTCCCATCGAGTCCGCTGTGGCTGCGATGCTGTTTCTCATCGTCTCCAGGGCTTCCCCGGTGTATCCAGTGAACTCCCTTGTCAGTCGTGTGGCTTCCATCAATCCCTTGTTGTAGTCATAGAACCACTTGAATGTCATACCAACACCGACAACGCCAGCGAGTGCAGCAAAATATGGATTCATAACCAAGCCGATTGCGGTCTTACCGAACGCCTTCAGCTTGTCTGTCAGTCCATCCATATTCTGCGCCAGTTTGATGATGTTGCTAACCTCGGTATCATTGACAATATCCATACCAAAGAACTCCGTCCCCTGCAGGTCATCTGCTGCTTGCATCATCGAGTTGTAGTAATTGCCAACGTTGCGATAATATCGTTGCGTCTCCTCCTCAGCCAACTTCAACTTGTCAGTTATCTCGTTTATGTGCTTGGCTAGTGCCTGCCCCTTCGCTCCCTCACGCTCTGCCTTCGACATTTCGTCATACTTCTTGGTAGCATTGGAAAGCTGGGCACGCAGCTGCTTCAAGCTGCCCTCCTGCTCGTTCTCTGTGCGCACGTTGTTCTGGATCTCCTTCTGCAGGGTACGCACGTTGTACTGATACTCCTTGATGGTTGCGTTGATGGCTTCCGTCTGCACCTTCATTTCGTTTGTCGTGATTGTCTTGTCTTTTTCCTGCTGCTGCAAGTCCTTGATGCTTGCCTTTAGCTGGTCTATCTTTTCCTTGTATCTGATGATGCCATAGATTGCATCCTCGTACTTGACCTTGATGTCAAGTATCTGCTGTTTGTCTTCACTTACCATAGTCCGTTCTTTTTAATTGTTCAACTCTATCATTGTAACCTCGCAATATCCGCTGCTGGTGGTCTTGATTTCAAGAACCGCAAAATACGCTCCGTACTGGGCAAGGTACACTGGCTTCGTTTCATCAAAGTTCAATATCTCCAAATCCGAAAGGTTGAAACGCTCCGTTATCTGGTGCGGGTTCGCCGCCGTCTTTCTCAGCTTATCAAGCTTGCTGTCGAATATACCTTGCAGGTCGATGTTGAAAGCCAATACCGCATAGCCGGCATCGTCCTTAGTAAGGTTCACGATTCGGTCTTTGCACGCCTTGTACTTGGTGGCTGTCTGTACCGTTAACGTGGTTCTACCAAAGTAGCGTTGCACACTCTCCCACTCGTATATCGGTATGCGGTTTCCGTCCGTGGCAGCGAATGGAAGCGTGCAAACGTCCTGCGTATATTCCAGCGTCTTGTTGTCTATCTCCATATCCGCATCGTGCTTCTGAAAGACGGTATCGTCTTCCTTCCACTTGTAGATGTTATGCTGGCAATAGTCCTCTACGCTGAAATCGGTCTGCCTTGGATGGTTGCAGGCTTCGCTTGGAATGAGCTTCTTCGTCCAGTCCACCGATTGCGCCTTGGCTTCCCATAGGCTCACGATGTCCGCAAACGCAAGTCTTCCATCGGTGAATCGCTGGCTTGGGAACGTTGATGTCAGAATGCAGATACATTTAAGAAAATCCGTCACCTTGATGTCGGGTAGGTTCTTGCCGATAGGGAAATTACCTCCGTAGGGTACTTCATCGCTCTGACTGATGCTTGCAGAAATGCGTCCGTTGTACCCACGCAGCCCTCGCAAGGTTCCCTTTCCGTAGTGTTTGAACTCGAAGGTCACGATGTCGCCCTCTTCAAGTTGAATCTCCCCTCGTCCTGCTGCAAGGTGTATGAACCGTCCGTTCACCTTGTCCGAGTCGTAGTCTGTAATGTACGTTCTAGAATAAGCATCATCTTTTTCTATCTCCTTGCCTGCGATGTATGTCTTGGTGTACTCGCTTTCCTCTTGGTCGCTCGTATGCTTTGAAACAACCTTGATTTCAACGTAGCAAGGATCATACTGATATACTCCGTTCCATTCGATAGAGCCTTCGTAAGAGTTTCCGATATGCCCATTCGGGCGTGCATTCGATGCGTCCCACGACCAGTTCATCTGAACATCGAAAATCATCGTGCAGGCAATCTTAACTTTCAGCTGGCTGTATCTGGTCGCAAGTTCCAGTCCCTCGAAGACCTCCGATAGGCTCGTTGGCTGGAATCCGAGAATGCCGAGGTTCGTTGTTGCGATGAAAGTACCCTCAAAGCTGCCTACTACCGTCTGTGCATCTGCCTTCCTTGTAATCAATGGGACAGCAAGCCCCTTGATGGTTTCTTTCGCCTTGCTGCTCCATCCGAATGCAACCCCGGTCTGTGCCGTGATAAGGTCTAGGATATATTGTGCCGTCACGCTTGGCTGGATTGCTCCCTTGTCGGCATAGCCAAAAGAGCCACCTCCACCAAATGAACCGCCTCCGCCAAACGTGCCACCGCTCGAAGAAGTCTGTACTTCCCTGCTGCTGGCTTTCGCCCGGTTCTCCGTCTCGCTCTTAACTTGAATGGTCGTTCCAGTGCTGTATTCCTTGATTGCGTTGATGACAAGCCACTCTGCCGTAGCTGGTGCTTGAAGGTCTATATCGATTGGCTCACTCTCGCTGGTGTACTTCACGCTGTATGGTGCGAATCTCGATGTTTTGTATTGTGTTCCGCCCGATACGTAGTAGTTGCTTTCCGAACCTTCGCCTGCTATCCAGTAGAGCATTCCATCCCTTGATGGCTTCACGTAGATGAGCCTTCCAGCCTGCTTATACTTGGTTACGTTCACCGTGATTTCTGTTCCACCCTTGTCTGCTGGTATGTCTTCCACTCCCCAGGCTTCCGTAAATCCAGTGGCAGGGTCGTAGCTTCCGTATTCCACCTGCCCTGCTGGTGCTTCGTCCATCAATGCAAATCTGATGCTGATAGTCGTCATAGCCGTTTTCGTGTCTCCGCTGGCGCAAAGGATACCTGCAACGATAGGTGCTGACAAAATCGGATCGGGTGCTGGTATGGTCGGATTGGTTTCCGTCTCGGTCGTCCCTGCATCCACGGCAAGGCTCACGATGTTCTTGTTGGTGTCGAGTATAGCCCAGGTTCGATAGTCTCCCTTTCCCAACACCTTGTTGATGGTCGCTCTCATTCCAGCCTCGAAAGGTATGATTGCACACTGGTAGGTCTCATCGGTCAACACCTCGCCCGAAACGTACTTCCCGACCTCTGTTCCTGTTCTTATCTTACCGTCAACGAGAGTATATGTCGTGTTGCTGTTCCCTCCAACGCTGCGGTCATAGCCCTGCCACTCTTCGCTTGATGTCTTGACCGCTGCAGCGTCATAGGTTCCATAGAAAACTCCCTCGGAAATCGCCTTCTCGTAGGTGTAGGAGCTGTTGTTTCTGTTGAAACGAATATACTTCGTGCAATTCAGCTCGTTCAGCTTCAAATCGGACGATTGCAGCGTTGCAAGTGCCTGGAACAATCCCCAATAAATCGAAATTTCGATGGTTTCCTTTACGCTCAGGACGCTTGCCCTTCCGTTGCGGATAATCTCCAGTCCGTTACGGAGATAACGTGCTGTGTGGAAAATATAGGGGTATTTGCTGCTGGTGCTCGGTTTCCCTGCAAACTCCAGCACCGCCATATTGTGTGCTGTCTTGGGCAGGTTGATGGTGTATGTCGTGTTGGCGGTCATTTTCGTGATGTCACGGAAAAGGTTGCTCTTGATGTCGAGCGTGATTGCCGTTTCCTCGCTCATATCCATCAAGATGCCATCGATGTAAAGTTGCTGGTCTGTCATAGCTGCTGAATCTGTGTATTGTTAATAACAAGGTTGCAGACGAAATCCTGCAACTCTGCCGTTGTCTTGGTGTACGTTCCTGCCTTGATTGTCACGCTCTGCCAGTTGTTGCCCCCGAGGTACATATCAACGACCGGGCTTGATGCCACATCTTGCAGGAAATCGAACGTCTCGCTGTCCACAAGCGGTGCGCAAAGCGGTATGGTGTCCTCCCTGCTGTAGCCCTGCCGCCTGCCGTTCGCTCCGAGGTAGCCGAATGTCGTATCGTCATACTCTCCGAGGTTGTTGCGAACGAAGCTGGTGTCGCTGCTTATCGCCCTGCTCTCATCGCCTTGCGTGAATAGCCAGTAACGGTAGAAGCCGTGTCTGTCTATCCATCGCAGGTAAATGCCCTTCTCTGTGTCGTTTCTTTCTATCCTTGAAAGAAGAGACTGCTTGCCACCGACCGCCATCGCAAAGGTAAGGTCGAAAACGTCCGTGAACGTTCCCTGCTCTATCTTTCCATCATAGTCGTAGATGTTCCAGTACCTAGCCTTGTTTGGCAGAACGCTGGCGTTGATGTCCACGATGCCAGCGATGCCAGGCTTAACCAACTTGTTTGGTGCTCCCTCATAGCCGACAAGTATCTGGGAAGTCTCATTGGTATAAAGACCAAAGGAAAAAGGGAAATGCGTGAACCAAGTGAGCCTCTTGAATCCGTTCCACGTCTCGCCAGCCCTCATCGCTCCCCACACGTAGAAGGTCGTGTAGCTGAATGTCGCGATGTCGTTCCCCCCTCTGTTCTTGACCTTCACGGAAATATTGAACACTGCCCCGAGGTTGCTCTGCTGGCTCACCTTGGTGTAGTCAAGGTTCCCGAAGCTGATGCCATCGAAGAGTGCCTGCACATATTCCCGATAGTCCATGATGCAGTTATCTGCAAACGCTTCCACGCTGTACGTGTGCGCCCTGGTCTCCCTGCTGATGGTTGTCTCGATGCTCGCAACACCCGAGCCGCTTGCCTTGATGATGCAGGGAAGGAATGCGAAGCCTACAGCGTCCGCATACTTAATCGTGATGCCGTTTTTCGTTGTCTGTCTCATACCGTCTCATTATTAAGTTTGATACTTTCCACCGACTGGTGGATTAAGAAAATAAGTCGCTGCCCCAACCGCTTCATCGTATCGGGCACAACGTTGCTGTACACGTCAGCCCTGCCGCCAGTGCGGTGCAGCCTGGAACCCTTGTTGGCGATGGTGTGGGCGATTGCCCCTGCCATACTCATATCGCCACGCTCCTGCGGTGTGTACTTGTGCTGCCGCTTGGTTTTGTAGGGGATAGGTCTGCCGTGCAGTCCCTTGTCCTTCATCCACTGCCGGATGATGCCACGGAAGCCGTATGGTATCTTTCCTGCCCTTCGTCCGGTCTCCAGTACTCCGAATGGCTTGTGTCCCCAAAGGATGGTCTCATCCTCGCTGGGCTGCTCCACCTTTAGGCTCGCTATGGTGCGCCCCGATGCGTTCTGTCCGTTGATTCTGATGTGGTTTATGATAAGCTGCCGTGCTCTCTCCACTTCCTCCCTCATTATCAGCGATGCCGCCTTGGGGTCAAATTGAATACCTCCCTTGCTCATACCTCACACTCTCCTATGCTCTGTGTCAGTTGCAGGGAGTACATTACGCCCGACACGATCGTGCTCAGCCGCTCGATGATGGTCTCGTAGTACTGCTGCCCCTCCAATGGTTCGAACTGGTGCGACTGGTTGATGGCTCGTATCATCCTTGCCCCTGCCACCTTCATTCTGTCGATGCACTCTCCGTTGTCATCCCCTTCCGCTCCCCTCGGTACGGTGTCGAGATAAGCCAGGGCAACGTTCACGGTGTCATATACTCTGCCGTTGCGTATCTCTGTCGTTCCGCTGGCTGGGATGATGCACACGATTGCAGGGTAGCTCAGCTTCTCCAGCTTGGTGTCCGCTGTGTCCCAATCCTCAAATAGGTAGGTGTAGTCCGGTAGCGTGTCTGCTGCCAGCTGTTTCAATGTTTCTCTGATTGTTGCCATAATTATCTAGATTTACGTTTCATATCCTCCGCCTGCAACTTCTGCAGGTTCCGCTCGTAGAGACTTCTCTTGTTGTCCATCTCCATACACTTGTAGATGCGGAGCCAAGGTGTCTTCAATACCTGGTCGTGGTCGCTGATGCCCATCCTCACTGCGTACCAGTCCAGCATACCGAACAAACCGAAGCGCAGGGTGTCGATGCCTGCCTCCTTCTCCAGTCGTGTTGGCTTCGCTGTGTCGGTGCTCTCGAATAGCTTGTTGATGCGCTCCACCTCGGCTGTTACCCAGCCGATGAGCATAACGACATCAACCGCCCTAGCCTGCTCCACTTCCTTGTGGCTCAGACCGAGGACGGTTGTCACTATCTGATACAGACTTTCCTCGCTGTCCGATAGCTGGGATAGGTCTATTAGCTGTCCGATGGATAGCTGATTGAGATTGTCGGGCACTTGTTTCTCCCCGACAAAAGCTGGTCGTGGCTGCTTGCCGATTTTATAGCTGGTGTGCCTTGCCACTGCCAGCCAGTACTTGAATGTAGTGTTCTTATCCATACGCTTTATAATTTTGTCGTAGTTATTGTTGCCTTAATACGTGCGCCCTAGCCGTTCCGTAGCTCGCCACAGATAACTTCTTCAAGGCTACGTATCGTATTGCGTCTATGCCGTGGTTGAATGCGTCTATAGGCTGATTCGTTGTCTCTCCATCCCTTGACTTCTTCCACTTGTATTGCTGCATATTCTCGATGATGCCGTGGCTTCGTCTGGTTATGTTGATGCGGAAACGCTTCAAGATGTCGATGCCGTTGTTGATGCTGTCCGCTCCCTTGGTGCTGCCGATTATCCAAAGACCTTGGTTGTGTATCTCCTGAATGCTCTTAGGCTCTGCCGAGTCCGCAATGATAAGGTCTCGTTTCGTCAGTCCTTGCTCCTTGCATCGGTCTGCGATGTCTTCGTTCGTCAATCCGGGCTGGTAGATTTCCTCATCCACCCAAAGCTCACCGTGTGCGAGAATAACGTGCTCCAGTGCTGTCGGGTCGTTAGTGAATCCGAAGTCCATACCCCTGCACTCCATCTTCCACTCCTCCCTTGGTGGCAGCTTGTCAACGATGCCCCAGTTGGTGAATATAAGTCCAGTTATCTTTCCGGTCAGTCCTCTTGCATAAACTCGCCACAATTCGGGGTCGTCAATCTCCTCAATCTTCTGATGCTCCTGCGCTGTCAGAAATCGGTTATTTCGGTGGTCGCTCAGTATCAAACGGCAGTCATCCCTGCCGATGATGTTATTGTGCACCCAGAAGCGTGCGCTAGGATTGTAATCTATGAACACCTGCTTTCGGGTTCGGATAGCAAGCTGCCAAAACACTTCGTAGGGCACACCGTTCGCCTCGTTCACGAACAGGTAGTCACGCTTACCGTTCTTGGCATCCTGCGCATCCTGGTAACTCTTGAACTCGATGATTGAGCCGTTCTTTCCTCTGTAGCTGCTGTCGCTCCTGTTGTTCTTGAACCAGTCCAGCAGCTCAGCCCTTGTGTGCAGGATGGTGTCGAGGTCTCGCATGGCTCCCACCTTTAGGTTCGGGAGGTCTTGACCGCACACCGTGATAATTGCCATCGGATGCTCAAAAGAAAGCACTATAAGACGCTGCATAATGGTGTATGTCTTCCCCGAGGACGTGCCTCCTTGGTTCACGAGAAACCTTGGCTTCACGTCCGCATTCGGGGCATACAACTCACCAATAACGTCAAATAGTGCCATTCTTCAAACAAACTAAAACTTAAAACAATTTATGGTAAAATTAATCTTTATCCAATCCCTCACGCTCGATTACTTCCTGCTCGCTGGATGCACACTCGTGCCCCGAGTTGATGTAGCGTACCTCGATGCCGCCTTGGAAGCCTGCGTTCAAATCGAGCACGACCTTATCCAGTCCGAGCAGCTTGCAGATTTGCGTCTCAGCTTTTAGGATGATGTCAAGATACCTTGGGTCTCCGAGTCCTCGCTTCTCAGCATCGTACATTATCGCCTTGACGGTCTCCATCGTTACCTGCCCAGTTTCAGGATCCTTGCTTGGCAGTCCGACTTGCGTCTGTGTCTTGCCGTTGTAGTCTTCCTTGGATTTCTCCCACGCATCCCAGGCTTCACGTATTACCAGCTTCAATCTTGCGACCTCGCTGGTTATCTTTTCGTCCGTGTCGGTCAGTCTCTCTTCCCTCCACTCCTTCAATAACCGCTGAATGTCGCAGTGCGCTTGATTGTATTTCGGTCTGTCGAGCCGTTTCCTCACCTCTGCCGTGATTTCTCGCTCCGTCCATCCCTTACGGTATAGGGGTGCGATAATCTGCAGGCGGTTCTCGATTTCGATTTTCTGCGCTCGATGCTTGTTGTTGTTACCTTGTGGCATAGTTATTTTTATTAAAATCAACGCAAGTTGCGTTTTCTTTGCAGGGTAAACAAATTGCCCACCTAAACAACTTTAACGCAACTGCGAGCCTTATTTGGCTCCGTTATACTTATAGATAAAATTTCCATCCGCATCTTTGCCGTCAGGAACTAGCGCTCCCTCAAATAACTTGTATGGACTTTGCCCATTTTGAGGGTTATTCCATAGCCAACGCATATACTGCGCCATCGTCATTCCGTAGAAGTGAGCCCTTTTTTCCGAAGTATTACAATTAAATCCTTGCGCCCGACGCCATTCGTATTGATGCAGGGTTTGTATATCCTTGCATACTTCCGCATAAGTTACGATACCATTTTTCTTAGCAATCTGAAGGGCTTCGCACCACTGACCCCTAGAGTAGTTCCAATTAGAAGGAAGTCCGCAGCAACTGCCATTGTTACATAGCTCCTTAAAATGAGCGTCAGATACATAGAATCTCATATTTACTTCCTCGCAAAGTTCCTTCATATTCCTGAAGAATGGTTCTTTAACTTTTCGGTTCAGTCTGAGGTAGCCGCTAGATACACTATACTTCTTGTAGAACTTCATTACATCGAAGCCGCAAAGTTCATTCAGTTTCGGCATAAAAGCCTTAAGCGTAGGACTTCGTTCCTCAACGCAAAAGAACTCTGTGCTCAATGCGCTGGCTCCACAATTCGATGCAGCCTTGATTAAATCAAGATAAGATGGTGTACTTACTCCAATGATAAAAGGACGCAATCTTAATGTCGCCCCCCCAGCTCCAGCGTTAGCAATTCTCTCGATAGCTTTCAAGCGTTCCTCGGGAGAATCTACGCCACGTTCGATAATATGCGCCTTGCGCTCATCTAGTGTGATTATCGAAAACTTAAAATTCCAGTTTTTCTGACCACGAATCAAGTCCATATAGCGCTTGTCTTTAGTAAACCAAGTAGCCTTGCTGGAGAAGCACAGAGGGTAATCTATATCCTTGAAGAACTTAAGCAATTCGAGCGTCTTTCCGTACTTCCTTTCAAAGTTATCGAACTGGTCGCTCATTCCACCCCACTGCATAACCTTCCTTTGCTTGATGTATTCGGCAAACTGACCAGCATATTTGTCGGGCTCGGTGAACATTTTTTTTATTTTCTCAACGTTAACTGGATTGACTTCCTTATGAGCATAACCTTCCTTGCCGCCACCAATACCACGTCGGAACTGAGCAAAACAATACATACACCCGAAGGAGCAATTGCTATAAGTATCAAAGGTCATCGGCATTGAACAATCTGCAATTTCAGCCGTCCACCTTGGTGATTGATAATAAGCCATATTTTTATATTTTTAAAATCAGAAGAGAATCTCCGCCACGGTCTCCAATGACCTCAAACCCAAATTTGAGATAGAAGTCCTTGCCGTCGTGCGACCTTGTATAAACACGACTATACCCACATTGCTTAGCAAACTCAATCGCTCTATTCAGAAGTTTTTTCGCAAGCCCTTGATGCTTGTGGCTGGAGCGTGTAGCCATACCGATGATGCGAAAATATTTTTTGCAAAGAGTTCCGATGATAAAACTATTATCTGTATGCTCGCAATATAGTTTCGCCTTACTCTTGTAGGTAATATAGCTCGCATATGAGACGTCTTTCACGGCTTGCTTGCTTTCTGAATCTCTAGCTATAGAGGTAAGCAACTTAGCATCGAAGTTACTTGCTATCTCCATTCTTTAGCTCGTCTAAATTGTAAACAACCTTGTCTATCTTAGCAACTCCAATCAGAGCGGCTAGATAATCCTCCTGCTCCTTGGAGTAAACGATGATTATTCTCTGTTTCTCCGTTTCGTCATCGCCTTGTATGTCGGGCAGGTCGTCAGGTGTAAGGTCTACGCCTTGTAACTCCTCGGGTAGTTTATCCTCCTTCTTTTCTTCAAAACCTGCCAGCTGCCAGTCTTCCATACCCCAATCTTTGAGAAGGTCGGTATTCCAGGCATTCGCCAGCATATTCGTGTCCCAGTCTCCGAAGCCCACATTATCCTTGATGATAAACTCCTTTTTCTGTGCCTCGGTGAGGTCAGTTGCGTTCACGATGGTTGCAACTGGCTTCTTGCGCCAGCCCTCCCAGTACTTCAAGAGCGCATCAACTTCGCCCTGCGTGAACTTCTCGCCATCGCTGATGGTAAAACGCAGGGTATCCCAGTCCATCGACACGATGTGCTTGAGGGCACGCAGGCGCATATTGCCACCCAGCACCGTCATCGTCTCATCAACAACAATAGGGCGAATGGTCAGCATTCTAGGGAATACAAGAAGGCTCTTCACCAACTTCTGAAACTTCTCCGTGGTGATGGTTCTCGGGTTCTCCTCATTCTCCACAACCCTTGATAGTGCAATTTCTTCTGTTTTCATTTTCTTCTTGTTTTAAATTTGAATTAATGCTTATCTGATAAACATTGGCGCAAAGATACGACTTTTTCGCTTTAGTTGTTCGTTCTTCGCACGTTTTTAACTTTTTCCAACACTTCGTTTTATCTTATCCATCAAAGGCTCTGATGGTCTTCTGAAGGGTTGTCTGTGCCTTTGGCTTGACCTTGACCGGGTATCCGGCACACACCCACGCGAGGAGTAGTGCGTCTCTCTGGTCTTGGTTCATTCTCGGGAGCTTTCCGTCTGAGCTGATGAAGTAGGCGATTTCGTCTTGTGTTATTTTTCCGTCCTTGCCTTTCCAGCACTTCTTCAGCGGCTTGATTATCTCGTAGGGGATATTGTAGTGCTCGCAGCACTCGACAATCAAGATTCCGGTCTGATGATTCATCCCGGTTGAGCGTCCGATGGCTGCTGCCTTGACTGCCGTCATAAATCTGTTTAGTACGTGCCAGTTGCTCTTGTTGAGCCAGCCGCCTTCGATAACGACCTTTACCTTCTTGCAGCTCTCGTTCATTGCCTTGAGGTAATCTATCAAAGCCGGGAAGTTCATTTTATAGGCGAGAAACTTCTTGTCGTCAAATACTGCTCCGACACCGCTTTCCTTGATGTCGGGGTCGATTCCGATTATAACTGTTCCTTTTTCCATTTCGTTTTATTTTGATTTTTAATTTTGTTTTATTTTTAATTTTCTTTTTTTTGTTATTTTCTCGAAATTTCCGTTCTAAGCCGTTATTTCTGTGTCTGTGGGTAGTTGTTCGGTTTGCGGAATCCTACGTGCGTGTGTGCGCTTGTGTGCGCTTGTGCGCTAGCTCCCTACTATTCCTATCCTCTACCCTATAGTCCCTTCTCCTTTCATCGTCTTGCAGGCTTGAAACGGAAAAATCGAGGGAGTGCCTGGCGATATGCAAAATAAAGAATATCTCGTACCGAATGAGTTTATCCTACAAACACTCCCTCTTTGGGTTGCAGGAAGTTCCCGATGTTCCTTGTTTCGGGATTCCTGCACTTAGCTGTCTTCTGTTATTTCATTTCTTCGTGTTCCACCTCGCTTTCTTTTTTATCGGAATGAATGCCGGACGACTCTCGTCTTTCCGAGTTGCCAGATTAAAAATTATTAAGTGATTACATTGAGCGCAAAGATACAGCCCCAAATGTGTTATACTTGATGTTGTTTGCCGTTTGCGGCATTCATTCGCTGGTTAAGTACTTATCTTGCCGCCTGGGACAAGGATTGTTCCTTCTTTCTCCTTACACGCTCTGCAAGCCACTTGAAGTGCTCTGCCGCCTGCGGATCACGGAAAATGGAAGCCTGCGCTTCCGGGTTCATCTTCCGCAGCTTCTTTCTTTCGGCTTCAATCTTCCGCAGCTCCTTCTGCTTGTCGTTGTAGCCCTTGACCTTTTCGGGGTTCGCCTTTCTCCATTCGCTCGCACGCTCGATCATCCTCTTCCGGTTCTTGCGGTAATACTCATAGTTGTACTGGGAGACCCTGCGCTTTTCACGCTGCCTCTTTCCGTACTCTCTGATTCTGTCGGGGTTCGCCCTTCTCCATTCCAGATTCCTCCTCATCATCTCGTCACGGTGCATGGCGTAGTATCTGCGTGCTCTCTCTCGATTGTGCTCTTTAATTTCCTCGTCAGTGTACTTCTTCTTTCTTCCCATTGCATTCCTTGATGTCTTGGTGTTCAACATATCGCCTGCGAGTTGGGCAGTACCTGCCGTTAATGCAGTTCCGCCCTCCCTCGCAAGCCTTGCACAGTTCGCTCGCCATAGGCTCTCTAGAATGGGTCTGACGTGAAGGCAAGGTGCTCATTTCCCTCGTATGGGATGCAGTCGGCGAAGTCCGCTACTTTTCCGCAATGGATAGGCAAGACTTTGTATCTCCAAGCAAAATTCTCTCCACGGTCACGGACGAAGAACGCTGGTAGCCACTTGTATCTCTCTCCGTTCCTTACCAACACCTTGTCGAAAGGCTTGAAGTCTGGTCGTTCCTTGCTCTTCTTTTCCTTGAGCTTCTCCTCCCATTGGGTGTAAGCCTCTTGAAACGTGATGGCTTCGTCCTCTGTTGCTTCTCGCAGTTCCTCGTGTACGCTGATACGAAGGTCGAAGGCTTGGTCGGTCACGAACTTCTCGTTCTCGATTTCGTACTGGTTGCCGAATGTCAGCGTGTCCTCGCTCTCGTTCTTGCCGATGAGATTGCCGATGATGGTCAGCTCTCCGTCCTCGTCATCCTCGTTGAATACGTAAAGGTTGCCAAGCTCAAACACTGGCTTCTTCGGCTTCTCAACCTCAAGGGTCTCACGGTTCAGCTTTCCGCCCAATCGCTCCTCGATGGTTCTGATGTAGGTCTTGGCTGCATCCTCTGCCTCGAGAGTGAATACTTCTGTAATGGCATTACCGCATACTCTTTCGCAATAAGGTGCTTTGCCGCTCTTGGCATAGTAATGCTTACCAGCAAAAATGGTGTATGTATCATCCGTAAACTTCTCGAAGATAATATGAACACTTCCATCTTCGGAAACAAGCACGTCTCCCTTCTTCCAGGCAAACTTGCTCCAGTCTCTCATTTTATCGGATGGGAAAAGCATTACTTCTCCTCCCTCCATCCATCTGCCGTTCTTGTTGAAGGAATTGTCGTCCTTAATCCAGATTGCTTCCACTTCCTCCTTGTTGGATGCAAGATGAGAGAACGCAACTTTTCCGCACATTGGCGAATATAACTTTGTGCCTGCAGGCACACCCTTCAAAATCTCGTAGATATCAAAATCTTTCTGTTCCATAATCTGAATGTTTTTTATTGTTTGTTACTCTTGTTTTTCTGTCTGTTACAGCTTGGTGCGTCCCAGTTTCTTGTACAGTTCAACCAGCTCCATGGTATCGAGCCAGAAGTCGGTGTTGCCAACGTAAACGTGGTGGCGGTGACTGTCCGTGATGATTTCTATCTTCTTCATTTTCAACTGCGTTTAAAATTGTTCGTGTCCGCATTGTAATCCTTTAGGATACATTCTAGTGCCTTGATTTCATCATCTGCCAGCCAGATGTCTCTGTCGCCAACTGACAGATGATGAAGACCGCATTCACGGACAAGTATGATATTATTAACTCTGTTCATAGATAACTATTTAAAAAGTTCCATCTGTGGATGAACGATGTCTGCCCGCTTCTTCTTTGCTGCCCAGATGAGAAGGTTGATGTTCTTTGTTCCAGCCTTCTCCGAAAGGTAGCCGATGATGTAGGTCAGTGCATCCTGAACCGCTTCTGCCTCACTGCCGTAGAAGATGCTGAGGGTATCATATCTGCTCGGGTAGCCGACCGGGCTGTCATACCCGGTCTTTCCGTTTTGAATACTGAACCCCCAAATCCAGCCGTACTGGGTGTTGGCGGTCGTCACCTTCCATCCCCAGTTACCTGCACCCTCTACGGAATACTCGATTACGTGCGGATTGATGCAGAAATCCTTGATGGTGTACTTGAAGCCTTCGTGCTCTGCGACCGGTTTCTTGATGTCGTAGCCGTTATCGGTCAGCCATTTGAACCAGTCGTCCGAGGTCTTGAACACAAGCCCAGCGGCACGGCATTCGTGGAAAAACAACTCATTCATTGCTCAATCTCTATAAAGTGACAATCAGCGCAAAATGCACAAGCACAATACTCGCCCAGTTCCTCGGCATCAAGGGCACACACATTGCAGCCGCTTTCATTACAAGTATCATTCTCAACTTTGAGAACCTTGCCTTCTACATTCAGAAGCGTACCTTCCTCGAAATCCTTGGCTATTTCGTTCGGTTCATTAATTACAATTACTTCTTTTTCCATAATTCTTTCGTTTTAAGCGTTTAAAATCTGTTTGCCTTATAATTTACCGCCCGAAGCGTGAAAACGGCTCAGAGCGGCTTATTTTACCCTCATTCGTTATTTTTCGGGCTTCCAGTCGATGCCAAGCCGCTGCAGAACTCCCTTCTCGTAGAATCTCGCCAGTGAATCCTTGGCTGGCTTGTTCCGTGGGTTCTTCTTCAAGTCGGCAAGGTTCTGCTGGATTACCCATCGGAACTTGTTGTCCTGGCTCTGCTGGGATGCTGGCTGTCTGTGCTTGGCTAGCTCGTAGCGTTCCCCGATGCTCAGTCTTTCCGTTGCCGCTGGATCCTGCGCCCTGGCTTCTGCCGATTGCGGCTGCTGGCTTGCTGCTGGCTTGGTGTTGTCGTAGTTGCCCTCCAGCACCTTCGGAAAATACTTCCTTGTCATTACCCAGTCGTATGATGCCCAGGAATGCCCTGCGTTCAGATAGTCGCTAGCCATAGCCTTGTCGATGGCTAGGTAAATCTTGGAAATATCTCCCTTGCAGTCCTTGAGCCTTCCTCTGATTGCCTCCTTGCGGTTGTCCGTCATAAGCGTAAGCCTTCGCATTGCGCTGTTGGTCTTGTCGTGCTGCTCGTTCCAGTAGTCCTTGATGGCTGCGTAGTCGATTTCGCCTTTCTTGGATTTCTTCTTCTCAGAACTTTTTTGCGGCTCTGATGCAGCGCAAACGTTTTTCGCTGAAAAACTTTGCATAGAAGCTTCTTTAGAAGGTTCTAATATATTTGTTTCTTTAGAAACATCATTATCACTATCATTATCATTATCATTATCATATTCATTATCATTATCATAAGGTGAACGTTCGTGCACGTTCGTGTTATTTTCGCACGTTCGTGAACGTTCGTGCACGTTCGTGTTATTTTCGCACGTTCGTGAACGTTCGTGCACGTTCGTGTTACCTGCTTTTTCTCTTGCCTCTCGCTTTTTTCTTTCTCTTTCAAGTGCAATCTGTCTATTTTTCTCACACTTGGCTTGATACTTGTCTTGATTGCGTTCGATATTATCTTTGATAAAAGCAAAAGCCATACGCACGACTGGTTCGAGACTGATAATCTCCCCATCCCTTGCGTAGAGAAATATCGCTCTCGTCAGTTGCCCGAGTTGTTCATCGGTCAACCCTTCAATCAGAGCGTAGTATGATGTGTATAAGATAAATGAATCGTTCATAATTTTATTCTGATAATGATAGTTTCTTTTCCAGCTTCCGTTTGAGCACGGTAGCCCTGCGAGTCTGGTTGACTTCCCTTGTACTGAGAAGTCGTGGCTCTGTCTTCATCTTGGCGATGTAGGCTTCCAGATAGCCCACAATCGCCTTGATGTCTGTTGTCGATACTTGGTGCATCATAAGCTTGAAAATTTACTTGATGAGTAATCTTCTTGCTCCCTGCACCTGCTTGATGTAGGCAGCGCATTCCTCGGGATGGTCTGTCTGAAAAGCCTTGGCATCGAACTTCTCGCTTGCCTTCGGTGCTTTCCACGTTGCAAGCGTCTTGCCGTTTCCGTCCACGATGCTCTCAGCGTCCCCGAAGAACAGCTTCAAGTTGTCCTCAATCTCATCCTGCTCGGTCTCCAGTTTCTTGTTCTGAACCTTGAGTTCCTTGAGCCTAGCAATCTGTTCGAGTATCTCCTTCGTTGCGGTCACTTCCTTTCCAGCTACATGGAGAGGAGACTTTAGGAGAACGTCTTGTGAGCTGTAGGCTGGTGGCTCTTGGTTGCCCACGATGTAGTCAAGCCAAAACTTGGTTATCTCGTCCCTCATCCATCTGTAAAATTCGGGGTCGAAATCGATGTCACGGTAGCCGAACTCCCTGCCTGCTGTCAGCCAGGCAAGTGCTCCGTCCTTGTATTCTCCCACTCCGAGGTTCATTTGTAACTGGCAGAACCAATGCTTCGGAAGGTCGTCTGCATCTATCTGCATCTGCGTGGTCTTGCACTCCAGGATGCTCTTGCTCGCCTCGTTGTGCGTTGCCCCGGCTCTCCAGAAGGTGCGATCAGGAGATACACGCAGATACGGTGCATCGGTGTTCGTGATGGTGTAGTCGTCCGTACTCGCCTTGATGATGTGGCAGTGGCTCTCTCGCTTGAAGAACTGCGCCACGGCATCCTCCAGCAGGTGTCCTGCAACCATCGCAAAGTTCTCCACCTTTGGTGGGTCGATGCCCTTCTTGCGTCTCCACAACTGGTATGGGGTCTCCCATGGGTTCAGTCCCAGCACCGTGCCTGCCTCTGATGCACCTATTCCCTTTGAGCGGTTCTGCAACCACTCCTCTCTGCTTTTGTACTTAATAATCTGTTTCATTGTCTGAATGTTTAAAAAGTTGCCACGGCTTCCCTTTGTCTTGATGGGAACCCACCCCATAGGTTGCACCGTGGCGGTTCGGGCTATTATAATAAAATGGCTTATTTCTTCTCTGCCTTGCCAGTCTTGCCCTGGCTGCGGCTCATTGCCTGCTGCGCCTTATTCTTGGCATCATCGGCTGCTGCCTGCGCCTGCTGTGCGATGGCTTCCTGCTGCTTTGGCTTCTTGAAGGTCTCCTCTACAGTGGACGTACCTTCCTTGATGGCGTTGTACACACCGCCCATCTTCTGAATGTCCTCTGCCGTGACTTCCTCGGCTGATTTCCTGCCCAGGTATTCCAGCAGCATAAGGTCGGTCACTTGGTACACCTGGAAGCAGGCAACGCAGCTCTTCCACTGGCTCTGCACGCCAGTCTGCTTTATGTGCTCCAGTGCCTTTGCCTGCACTTCCTTTACTACGCTTGCAATCAATACCTGCGGCACGACCTTGCAGATTGCGTTACGCTGGGCGATCGCCACCGCTGCATTGCCGACTACCACCTGCATATCCTGCGAGAAGGTGTAGCCCTTAGAGGTCAGAATGCTGCGCTTCACTTCCACGGAGTAGGCAACATTGCTCTCTAGGTCGTGGCAGATGCCTTGTGCCGTGATGGTCTTGCCATCGTTGGCAATTATGCGACCTGCGATGCGGAGGTTCTTCCAGCAGGCTGATATAATCTCGGTGAATCTCACGCTCGGACCCTCGATGATGGAAACCTGCCCGTCCTTGTTCTTGCGCTCTAGGTGATAGAAGCAGTTGTATGCAACATCATCGTCCATCGCTGCAAGTGCTACCATATTCTGCTTGCACTGTGCAATGTCTCTCGGGAACTTGTGCGCTGTGGCAATCTGTCCGTCAATCTCCGAGCGGTTGATGGCTTCCAGCATTTCGCCACCGCTTACTTGAATAATCTCATTGTCCATAATTCGTTCAATTTCTAGTTCAACATAATCTTTTAATTAACTCTAGTGGAAGGCTGGGGATTCGAACCCCAGTTGACTGCCCAAACTTACCCACCCTTGCCTGCTGCCGATGGATGCCCTTCCGTTGTAGGGCGCACGCTGTTAAGTTTCCGCATATCTGTATATAAACACTAACAACGAAAAAACATTAACCATTCTAACCTGTATGAATCTTTGCGTGCGCCCTTTGCCCACCGCTGTGGGGATTTTAGTGTCAAATAACTGTTATAATAATTTAAAGCTTAAACCAGTTTAGCCATAAGGCTGTCGAGCCTGCTTTCGCTGAAAGCGTCCATCGGGTCTTGGTCTGCGTACTGGCTGTTCTCCTCCAGCCAGTCGTCCATCACGTCCTTGTAGTTGACGCAGCCCTCGATGGCTTCCTCCAGCCGCTCGCTGTCGTTATTGTTGCTCTTGTGCGTCACGACCGCAATGTTGCCCACGCTGTCGCACCATACGCAGATGCCTCCTGCCTTGGTATTGATGTCCACCCTTGCAACCGCTGGTCGCTGTGGGTCTCGGTCTATCTCCAGCCAGATGGCTTCGTACATCTTCTTCCTGCACTCCTCGATTATCTTCCTCATTTGTTACCTCCTCTCTGATTGAATATGTAACTTTGGAAGGTCTCACGGCACGACTTCAATACCTCGTTGTCCGTTCCGTCCAGTGGTATGAGCGGTATGTTATCCAGTGCCACGCAAAGGTTGCCTTGAAACTCTCTGTACTGGATTCTTCGCTCTGCCTCTAAATAGCACTTGTTGTTCAGTTCGCAGCACTTTCTGGTCTTGCGGTTCGACTTCCAGTTAGTGATAAGCCAGCAGATGTCTGTGTACTTCACGATCATCCTGCGCATATTGATTGATAACTTGCTCATAGGGCAACCCTCCACGCTCTCTTGATTTCTGCGCCATCGATAACCTTGCGGTTGTCGATTCTGCGGAACTTTACCTTCATCTTTCCAGCCTGCACCCATCTGCGCAGGGTGTTGCGATGGATGCCCAATGCCTTGCAGGTTTCTGTCATTGTGTATCTGCCTGCATCAGCTACCTTTGGTTCTATGTTCGTCATAACTATGCCCTCCAAAAGATTAAAGTTAATACTATGGCAGCAAATGCCACTGATAAGAACTCGTCACTTGCCACAAACTCGATAAACTTCTTCATACGCTCTGAATGTTTAAATGGTTCTACTTACTTGCGCACGGATGCACGTCTCTTCTTTGGTGTTATCAATCCAGCCTTGATGAGGATGACACGCACGTTCTGCTGGGTGCAACCTACTTTCTGCGATACCGCAAGCATTATTCTGCTGTCCGAAGTCTCGGCAGGTGCCTTTGCTCGGAAGTCTGCGAACATCGCAATGATGTTCTTCTTTCGTTCGTCCTGCTGCTTCTGCAGCGGTGTTCGAAAATCATAATTGAAATTTTCTCCCATTTTTATTTGCATTTTAAATTATTTTCTTTATCTTTGCAAAAGAGTTTTTAAACTCGCTTTGAAATTCGAGTGCAAAAATAAAAAAAATATTTTGGAATATAAAACATTTAATGGTGATTTTAATTTTATTTTAATATTATTTAATTTTGTTTTAATATGAACGGAGAAGAACTGAAACAATATATAAAGCGCTCGGGAATGTCCGTTGCTGCTGTTGCGGAGGAGTTAGGAACTAGTCCGCAGAACTTGAATGCGAAGTTTAATCGCAAGTCTATAAAGATAGATTTCTTTCAAAAGATAAAGGAAATCATCGACAAGTGTGCCCCTCCCCTCCCTGCCGAGATGGAAGAGGCTGTTTTCGGTTCAAATGTCAATGGTTCGAACAGCTCCAACGTTTCCCAGTCAAGTAGCGATGCTGCCTTGGCTGCTGAAAACAAGCTGCTGCGAGAACAGAATGAGTTCCTGCAAAATCAAGTAAAAACGCTGCTTGCTATTGTCGGGCAGAAATAATTTAGTAACTTTGCAGCGCAATGTGGATAGAAAAATTAGGCTCGTACTTCGTTGATGTGTCGAAATACATCTTGACTGGTGTCGTGATTAGTTCGCTATTCAAGGATTTCGAGGATAAAGTGTTAATCTATATAGTTGGAATCGCCCTAGCCTTCCTCTGTTTGGTCGTGGGTCTCGTACTCAGCAACAAAAAGGAAGGAAAGGACAAAAAGGAAAAGGAGAAATAG